TCAAGGACGTTATAAAATTTATTGACCAACCTAATGGTCTTGTTTGTTACACGATATTTATTTGGCTGACTAGAGTTCCACAGCCTCCTTTCAAAGACAAAGATATAATCCTCCTTTACTAAAGCAGGAAACTTTACCTCGTGAAAGTTCTTACTAGCATACATACCCTCCCTTACGTCTCGTTTAGTGAAGGATCCCCTCTCGTCACAGATAAATAGGATGAACTTCAATTGATTGTCTGTAAGCTCGTACTTACGCTGGAAGAGGTACATAGTATCGCTTAGATACTTTAGGTAATTCCTCATTGAATTAAATTAAATTGGTTCAAAGATAAGAAATTTATTATATTAAAAAAATTATCACTACATTTGCGTTAAAGAAAAGCATTAAACATTAAAATAAAATAATATGTCTTTAACAGGATCAAAGTATCAAGAAGCTAGTATGGGTCAATATGGCTCTAGTTTATTAGATGGCGATGGGGATAGCGTAGACTTAAATGGAGCTTCAGCAACTAGGTATATATGTGCTATAACTTTTTTAACTGATGTAGTATTCCAGGAGCTTCAAACCTTGGGTGGCGAGATAGGATCTATAAGTACAGGTCCTGCTTCAGAACTTGATCATGATGCTGCAGTAAATGGATTTGGTACGGCAACAAATGCAATTGCTGTGATTAAAGGTGGTACTACTCATATTTTCCCTTTAGGTCTTACAATTTTTGGTCGCTGGGATTACGTTGAGTTGCACTCAGGTATGTGTATATGTTACTTCGCTCCACAACACTAAGATATGCTAGGTTTAGGATTAAGTATTAACAGAGCAGTTAGATCCTTGCTGTCTGTTATAAGGTCGGGGCTCCAAATGTGGCTTGGCTTTACTAAGGCTAATGTCTTGGGGAAGGAGTTGGTTGTCGATTTTCCTTCTGGTTGGTCAGTATCTAATGATGCTTCGATTAGTGGTGGGAAAATAATATTCTTAAATGCTGACGAATATTCTGAAGCTCGAAACACATCAGGCAATTACTTAATAGAAGGTAACCATTACATAGCTATTATAAATATAGAATCTCAAAGTGGTACAGGGAATTTAGCTTATAGGTTTGATGGCGGTGCTGTTACAACTATAACTGGTGGAGCAGGAATTAAAACAATACATTTTATTGCTCCTTCAGATGGTGAAATGTGGATTCAAACAAATGGAACTCCGACATCTTTAAATGCGGTGATTAGTGAGTTCTCAGTAAAAGAAGTAGCCCAATTCGCTCCAGACAAATCTCTAAACACGAACGAAGCTAAGTTGCTCACTGGTAAGGCTTTAGAGTTTAACGGGAATGATACGGTTGATTGTGGGAACACAAATTCAGTTTCAGATTATTTTACTATTTCTGCTTGGGTTTACCTAACGACAGGAGGGAATCATAACGCTGTATTTAACACAGCAGAAAGTTCGAATCCTTACGGAGGTACTGATTGTTATATAAGAAATTCAGATGGGGCTATAGGTTCTTATGCTGACGGATTTGTTTACTCGTCAAATAAAATCTCAAAAGATGTTTGGTCAAGAGTTGTTTGGAGATTCTATAAAGATACAACAAACGGAACTATAGACGCTTCAATTAACGGAGGTTTATTCTTTAATATTTTTACAGGAAATACAGGCTCATCGAATTTATTAGTTAATGATGGCAAGGTATCTATAGGCTCATTTAGAGGAGGGGCTAATTATTTTAGCGGGAAACTCTCAGATATACAAATCTACAACGCAGCTTGGACTTCAGGCGATGCAGCTTACGACTACGCCAATCCGAATAACTTAGCAACAGACAACCCCTCTACATCCTTAACTTTATCTAACCTATCAGCTTATTACACCTTAAGTGAGGGTAGTGGTAATATAGCATTTGATAGTACAGGATTAGGTGCTGAGTTGGTTACTAATGGGGATTTCGCTATAGATAACACTATTTGGTTAAGTCAGGCTTCCTCACTTAATTGGGATAGTACTAATAATAATCTGTCCGCAACTTGGAGTAATTCAGGTAGTGTTTTTGGGATAAAATATGTATCAGGCATTACTCGATACACGAGTATAAAGATTACTTTTAGAGCTAAATCTACTAATATAGATGACGAAGGGTTTTATATGCAAAACGAATTGTCTAATTTAATTGAAGTAAGCAATCCAAACCTAACTACAACTTATCAAAACTATGTTTTTTTAGGTGGTGTTAATAGAGCTGACAGTAAGATAAATTTAATATGTCTCACTTCAGGGCTAGTTAGTAATGCAAATATTACATACGACAACATCTCCGTAAAACTAGCCAAAGCAGACGATGGAACAGGGGCATTCTTGAACGCAACCCCTGCAGTTATAGGAGCAACTTGGGTAGACAAACAACCTACTATCCCTCAATTGGGGATGGTTGATTGGAGTAAGAGTAGTAACTTACTGGCTTACTCTGAGGATTTTGATAATGCAAATTGGACCAAGACTGGTACTACTGTACAATTGAATTCTATAACTTCTCCTGACGGTTATAATAACGGAACTAAACTTAAGGCATCAGCAGACGGTTCTGCCAGTAGGAGAATACGAAGCACTATGTCACCCATTAAAGACAATCAAACTTATACATATTCTATATACGTTAAGAAGGCTGATGTAAATTTCTTCAATATATCAATTGCAACAACCTCGTTTCCTTCGAGTTCTGGAGCCTGGTTCAACGTAGAAAGTGGGACTGTTACTCGTACGTATAGTGGATTAGTTAGTTCGTCTATTACTAACGTAGGTGATGGGTGGTTTAGATGTACTGTAACAGCAACCTCTGATTCTACTAGTGGTAATAACGTAGATCTGTATATGTCAAGTGTTGACCAAACTCTTACCTACACAGGGGTAACAGGTGAGGGGCTTTATATATTTGGAGCTCAGTTTGAAGAATCCACAACAGCTGGTTCATATATACGTACGGGGTTTTCTACCGCAATAGATGCTACACTAATCCAAAACCCTAACGACTTAGGTAAGGACGTTCTAGGTAACGCTTTAAGATTAAGAGAGGGTGGATTCAATTTAGATGGTAGTGGGTATGCTGAGGTGGCTGATGATTCTACAATAAGCCCAACATCGGCTATGACTTTATCTGCTTGGGTGTTTACTAATACTCAATCTGACAGAGGTATTGTCGCTAAATGGATTACTGGGGGTAAAGATTATATGATTTACAAAGTCACAGGTAATTCATTTAGGTTTTATATTGGTACCAATTATACTACGGCTACCTCAGTTGCTGATAATGTATGGGTGAATATTGTAGGTACTTACGATGGCTCTAATATGAAGATATATATTAATGGCGACTTAAAAGCGACAACATCTAGAGTAGGTTCAATACCAGCATCCAATCACCCACTAGAGATAGGTAGGTATAATGCAAATCAAAATACGGGTTATTCCGAAAGAATTGATGATGTTCTTGTATATAACGAAACCCTAACACTAACAGAAATAGCCAACAACTACAAAATAGGCTTATCTAAACATTCTTAATTATGAAAGGAAATATATTTATATGCCTAAATCGGGCAACGTACAAAGGGTTAATACCTAAAGAACTAGAAGGCAAATACGCTCGAAAGGTTTACGATGAGGAAGGCGAGTTTGTGAAGCTACTACCTACTACATTCGAAGATGTCGCTTCTGATAACAGAGTTAAGTTTGGTAGCGTTATTCAGTTTAAAATAGGTACTAGAAAGTACTTCGTTATTGAACTAGATTGCTCTTGGTTAGGTGGTGAGGTTTCGGCTTTACTAACCCTAGGTGATTCTTTAGAGTACCCTAGTAATTGCCTTATGACTAACGAGGAGGCAATGAAAATAATTTCTGACAACAGAGAAGACGTTATATAATGGGAAAAAGAGGGCTGTACGATAATATAAACGCTAAAAAGAAATCAGGAACGAGTAGATCAAAATCTAAGTCTACTATATCTGATGAAGATTACGCTAATATGAAATCAGGTTTTAATAAGGCTAAAGAAGGTGCAAGCATTCTTAAACGTATTGGAGTCTCTGGGTACAACAAGCCTAAGAAAACACCTGGTCACGCTACTAAGTCTCACGCTGTTGTTGCTAAGAGTGATAACACAGTAAAGGTTATACGCTTTGGTCAACAAGGTGTAAGTGGTGCTGGTAGCAACCCTTCAACAAAGAAGGATAAAGCTAGGCAGAATTCTTTCAAGGCTAGGCATAGGAAAAATATATCTAAAGGAGTTTTATCTGCAGCCTATTGGGCTGATAAAGTAAAGTGGTAATGAAAAAAATATTATATATATTATTACTCTTAACAACAACCGTATCTAACGCTCAGATGGGGTTTTCTTTATTTAGATTTGCCACGTTTTACGCTAGTGCTTCTACGGCTGCACCTTTTTCAGAAAATCAATCTTTTATAGTTGATGGCGTTGCTGGTTCAGGGCAACTTGTAGAGATCACGCAAGTAAGTGAGCCGAACTACAACATAACAGTAGGTCTTAGAAAGATAGCACGTTTTGATTACCAAGTAAAGAAAGGTAATTTCTATACTGGCTCAGAAAACGAGAGTAGTGATTACGCTACAATATCTAACGCTCCTGGGTTAGAGTACCTATTTAAGTACTCGTCAATCCGTAATAGAGGGATGAAGTTTAAACAACAAGAGTATAAGGTTAGGTACATATCAGATCATTACACAGCAAAAGCTTCTTATGTAAATGACGGGTTAATAAACCTTAATTACACATTAGGAGAGTTTAGACTACGTAAGAGTTTTGGTAATTTTGACCTTACTTTAGGCGTAGCCCATCGTTCACATCCTGTATATGGTTACTCTCCAATTACAGAATGGTTTGCTAACCCTTCAAACAAACACTGGTGGCAACTTGCTCAAGAGTTTGGTGTCTATAGTACAACGGGAGGTAGTGAAGATTGGATGCAGATAGATGCAGAAGCAGGTACTGCAGAGTGGATTGCTGAGTCAGATAGAGAGTTCTACACGTATCATTTTGGAGGTCTTGTGAATCAATACAACCAAAGAGAATTGAAAGCTCTAGGACTACAACAAGAAGTGTCTGCAGTTATAGGAGCCGATTACTATCTCTATTCGGCTAAAGGTTGGATACACGCTTGGGGTTCTATGTACCCTTTACATAAAGGATTAAGTGAGTATTCCTACTCGTACCCTGGGGTAGAGACGGAATGGGATATTGGTGTTGTGTTTGGCGTTAAATTCAATAAACATTTTAGTATCTTCGTAGAGGGAAGACATCTCAAGTATTGGGACGTAAGGTCTTACAATATGCAAACAGGAATAAACTATTTAATATTCTAATATAATGGCTAAAGAGCTAAACGAAGACAGTGCAGTACAGATAAGTGTGAAGACCTTAGGTGGTATATCTTTTTTAATAGCAACCTTTGTGGGAATGTGGTTCACATTGCAAAATGATATTGCAGAAGCTAGGGAGCTACCAGTAGCAGCAGACCCTGTTATTACACGAATGGAGTTTGACATGAAGGATAAGTTAATCCGTCAAACTATAATGAATACTCAGGAAGATGTTTCTGAGATGAAGGAAGATATGAAGCTTATCAAACAAAAGCTTTATGAATAAATTTTTATTTTTACTGTTATTGTTTTCTACAACTATTGTAGCTCAAGAGTTTGTGACTTCTAGCTCATTTGATTCTAAGACAGCTAAAGGAACGGTGGTAATAGAGTTCTATGTAGAATGGAATGATGGTAATAAAGTGGAATTTTTACCAGCATTAAAAGATTGCAACGCATACAGGGTTTGCATAGTTAAAAGTTCTGACTTACAATCAGAGTACAAGGTAACTTCAGTTCCTACTGTTATAATATTTAACAACGGAGTGGAACAAAGTAGATTTAATCCTACTATTATGATGCAGCTAGATGCAACAAAAAAAGAAGTGCAAGCAATAATAGACAAAATAACATTTAATAAATTTCAATAATGAATAAAGAAAAACTAGAAGAATCAGGATGGATGGTGGTCGTTATGGCTTTACTATTTTTTATACTAATGTTTGCATCAAAGACAGTTAATGCTCAACAACAGCAAGTGTTCGTGGAATGTACTTCAGGGGAGTTTCCTGACGAGATTACTTGGCAAATATTAACATGTAATGGTGGTATACTCCTAGAAGGGGTAGCTCCATACTTAGGTGCTGTAGTTTTACCAGAGTATTACCAGATAAACATGATAGACTCTTACGGAGACGGATGGAATGGTGCTTACCTGTATATAGGTCAAACAGAGTATGGATTCTTATCTGATATAGATTGGATAGATTCTCTTGGTTTTTGGCCTCAAGAGTTTATGGAGGAGTTGGTAGATGTTGGTTGCTTAACCATAGGTATAGAAGAAATAGGTAATACAAAATTTATTCCAACACACTACTACGATATTTTAGGTAGAGAAGTAAAACCTGTAAGAGGTTTCTATATAGCTACTAATGGTGTTTTAACAAGGAAAGTTTACATAGATGAGATTAAGTAAGAACTTTGTATTATCTGAGATAACTCATAGTAATACAGCAAAAAGATTAGGAATAGAAAATGGCCCGAATAAAGAACATTTACAAAGTTTGCAACGTACTGTGTCTAATCTTCTACAGCCTATTCGTGACGCTCTTGGTCCTATCAGGATCAGTAGTGGTTATCGTAACCCGTCACTCAATCGTGCTATTGGTGGGAGCTCTAAAAGCCAGCATTGTAAAGGTGAGGCTTTGGACATCCAATTTTGGAAGGAGGGTAAGATGTGCAATAAAGAAGTGTATGACTGGGTGTTAGAAAGTGGTATTGAGTTCGATCAAATGATTAATGAATTCGACTTTGCTTGGATACATATATCCCTAAAGAAAAAAGGGAATAGAAAACAAATCCTTGAGGCTTATAAAGACGAGGATAACGATACTAAATATATATACGCAAAACTATGAGTAAACTACTAGATTTTTTAGGAGGAAATATCTTAAGTAGTATAGGTAATGTAGTAGATAACCTTACTACGTCAGACGAGGAAAGGTTAGCTGCAAAACAAGCTATAGAAGAAGTTCTAATGAAGGCTGAGGTAAACGCTCAAGAGCAGGTATCTAGAAGGTGGGAAGCAGATATGAAGTCTGACAATTGGTTATCTAAGAATATTCGACCATTAATATGTGTTTTCCTAACCGCAATTTTTGTAGTTTTGTCGTTGTTTGATGGTAACGTAGGGGGGTTTGTAATACAACCTAATTACGTTCCTATATATCAAACCTTATTAATAACAGTATACGGGGCTTACTTTGCAGGTAGGTCTATCGAAAAAATTAAAAGAAAATAAAATGGCTACACTTAAAGGAAAAGCAATATCATCTACATATCAGACTATATTAAAAACAGCTTCTGAGATTAAGGATACTAACCTTAAGAATGTAGAGACAGGTTCTGGTAACATCACAGCTATGAAGCTATCTACAGATAAGGCTGAGTTCACTAAAGTAGGTATTGGTACTGCAGGTGCAACTCCTGACGGTTTACTTCACGTTGTTGGGGTAAGTTCTGGGTCTGTATCATCATCATTATCAGCTAACCAACTGACTCTAGAAAATTCTAGCGATTCTGGTTTAACTATACTATCTGGGGGGACCTCTTCAGGTAATATATTCTTTGGTGACTCTAGCGATAATGACGCTGGTCAGATATACTACGATCATAGCCAGGACTACTTAGGCTTTGCTACTAATGGTTCTGAGAAAATGCGTATAGATAAGAACGGTAACCTTAATGTTGCTGGTACTGTATCTCAGTCAGATGACAGGTACGAGCTTAAAGAGGGTTTTGATAAAATACCTAGTTTAGACGGTCAAGATACTTTTATATCTCAACTTACAAACGCAACTACTGCTGTAACTTTACATACTAAGTACGGAATCATAATTATGCAGTCTGTAGATCTTGGAGCGACAGATACAGTAGAATTTACGTTTAATAATGTTCATATATTTGGAAATTCATCTCATGTTCATGTTCAGCTTCACGATTGGGTAACTGACGATGATAACGCTATGGTTAATGTGTTGGCTTATGATGTAGCAAATGGTAGTTGCAAGATAAGAATAGGTACTAACGGTACTGATGTTACTGCACAAGTGTTTAAGTTGTCTTTTATTGTAGACCCATACGTAACCCCTAATCAAAACTTTGTATTAGGAGGAGTTAGTGGTAATGGAGGACAAGATTCTGGAAACTCAGGAAGAGATACTTCATTTGCTGGAGTTAAGATAATTACAGGAGCAACAGATAATAACAACACTATTATAACTCCAAGGAGTGGGACAACAGAAATGCCTGGAGGGTATAACTCATCAGCTTGGTCTTCGGTAGGTTTTGGAACAGAAAATAAAACAGAATTTTCTACAGCAATTTCTACAGGTGGGGCTATAACTTCAACATCTATTTGGGCTGGATTAAAGCTTACTGAGGTAGGTACGTATGCAACAGACGCTAATCAGGCTTATTTTTTATACGCTGCAGACGATGATCAAGGAGCTTTAACTACAAACGGTAATTTACATTTTGTTTATAGTATAGCTAACGTAGATTACGTTACTAACCTTGGTATAGTTGTGTCAACAAGTACGGTATACAAGTTAAAAATAACTTTTGATGAGAATAGAAGAGTATCTATTTCTGTAAACAATAAAAATTACGGATTAACAACTACGCCTACTAGTACGACTGCAGGTGGGTTAACTCAAACTATATCTACAACAAAATCTTTAGTTATGACTAACGATATAGATTTACTTCCTTTTATTGGTGTTCAAACTCACACTACGGCATCTAAAGGTATTCAATGTGGTTACATAAAACTATCAAGAGACTTATACGAATAATAAGCAATAAAAACTAAATTAAATTAAAATGGATTCTATTAACCCTATTATTAGAAAGATTACGATAGGGGACTTAAAGCAGGGCTTGACTTACCAGGTAGGTCAACGAATGTTAGGAGGTTCCTTAAAGATAACAGCGATAATACAAGACGAAGCAGCGTGGTATAAGCACCAGCAAGTAGTTTACGATGTATACATAAAAAAAGAAGCGGAGGAGTTCTCTAGACCTTGGAAAAGGTTCTTCTCCCAGCCAACAGCTATAGAGTACAATACAGATGTCCTAGATGACTACGAAGTAAAGTAAAAAAAAGATGAAGCCAATTAAAGATCTCTACTGGATACAAGTAGAAAAAGAAACAGAGGATACCATACTATTAAACGGTAAGGAGATGTACAGAGATACATCATACGATCCTATGAAACTAGCTAGGCAATACGGTACGGTGTATAAAACACCAACCCTTGACACTAGTAATGCAGGTATACAGGAAGGGGATAAGGTTTGGTTTCACCACTTTATCGCAACACCTACCAACCATGTATCACATGCAGACAAGGATAATATATATCAGGCTTACATAGAGCAGATATACCTTATAGAAAGAGATGGTAAATACACCCCTGTGGGAGTTTGGAACTTCATGGAGCAGGAGATGAAAGAAGCTGAGATGTCAGAGTCTGGAATATTCTTAGAGAACTCACCTTCGGAGGTAGAGTTTCATGGTACAGCTATCCTTATTAACGATTGGGTCAAGGATCAAGGAGTTAAAGTTAAAGATCGAGTTATGTGGAGTGAGAATTCTGAGTACGAGATGGATATAGATGGTAGAAAACTTCTACGCATGCGTAACGTTGACATACTAGCTTCTTATGAAGGATAACAATAAAGATTACGCCCTAGATACCTTAGAGAGGCTTATAGAGGCAAGTAAAGGAGCTATTGATCTTCTTATAGAGGAGATAAGTAAACCCTTACTAGAGGAAGATGACGCAAAAAGAAGGCAAGCTATAAAAGCAAAAAGGGAATGCTTCCTTGATTGCCAAGAGATACTTTTAGGTATTAAAAACCTAGAGGATAGAATTAAAGATGGAACATCACTGATAGAAGACAAGAAGGATTTTAAAGGTTCTTACGCTGAGAAGTATGCAAAAAGAGAGTAAAATATACTTAAGTGATACCAGCCATGGCGAGGTTTTAGAGTTTGACAAGTTAGAAATTGTCTTACCTAAGAGACCTAGGTTCAATAAAGATATACTTTATAACGATCTCCCTAAGTCTAAGCAGAAATGGACCAGATTAGATACTCCTAAATCTTTAACTAGGGACAACGCTTCTGACTTTGTTGATTACATAGATGAAGAATTTAGACGTAGAAAGGATGGTTTATGGTTTTACAACAACGGAGTTCCTACCTACATAACAGGTAGTCATTATATGTTTATTCAATGGAGTAAGATTGATGTTGGATACCCAGATTATAGAGATGCTAATAGGACTTTCTTCCTGTTTTGGGAAGCTTGTAAGTTAGATAAGAACTCTTATGGGATGTGTTTCCTTAAGAATCGTAGATCTGGTTTTTCTTATGCCGCTAGTAGTGAGGTAGTTAACTTAGCTAGTATGACATACGAGAGTAGCTTTGGGTTACTGTCTAAGACAGGTGCTGATGCTAAGACTATGTTTACTGACAAGGTAGTACGTATATATCGTAACTACCCTTTCTTTTTTCAGCCTATACAGGATGGTTCAAGTAACCCTCGTGTAGAGCTTGCGTTTAGAGAGCCAGCAAAGAAAATTACAAAGAATCAAAAACACATAGAGGAGTCTGAAGCTTTAAACTCAATTATAGATTGGAGAAACACTGCTGATAACAGTTATGATGGTATGAAGTTAAAACTTCTTGTACATGATGAAGCTGGTAAGTGGACGGGACAGAACTCTATAAAGAAGAACTGGGGAGTTACTCAGACGTGTCTTCTTTTAGGTAGAAAAATAGTAGGTAAATGTATGATGGGATCTACAGCCAATAAACTACAAGATGGTGGGGCTGAGTTCAAGGATATATTCTACGACTCTAATACTGATGATAAAGATCTTAACGGTAGAACTAAAAGTGGTTTATATAAGCTATTTATACCAGCATACGAAAACCTAGAGGGGTTTATTGATGAGTATGGTTTTTCTGTTATAGACACGCCAGAGAAGCCTGTTATGGGTATTGATGATATACTTATTGACGTAGGTGCTAAGGATTACATGCAGAATAGAAGGGAAGCTTTAAAGAATGATACCACAGCGTTATCAGAATTTAAAAGACAATTTCCATTTAATGTAGAGGAGGCTTTCAGGAATGATACTCAAAGTTGTATCTTTGACGTGGAAAGGATCTATCAACAGATGGATTACAACGAGGTTAATAAAGTAACTACGACAAGGGGTGAGTTTATATGGAAGGGTGGAAATAGAGATAGCGAAGTTATTTGGGTTCCACACAAAAAAGGTAAGTGGGAAATTAGTTGGGTCCCAGAGATTGGAGAGCAGAATGTTATCTCTTCTAGATTCAACAGGAAATTCCCTGGAAGGTCCGATAACTTGGTTGCAGGGTGTGACCCTTATGACCATGACACCACTACTGATGGTAGGAGATCTGATGCTGCTGCTCATGTATTTCACAAGTTCAGTATGTCAAGTGATGCGTCTATGCAGTTTGTATGTGAGTACATTAATAGGCCACCTAAGTCGGAGATATTCTACGAAGACATGATTAAGATGTGTGTCTTTTATGGTTGTCAGATATTAGTGGAGAACAATAAAGTAGGAATACTTAAGTACTTTGAGAATAGAGGTTACTATGAGTACCTAATGGATAGACCAGAAATGACTCATACTGAGTGGAGTAAGGGTAAGCAAAAGACAAAGGGTATACCTGGATCTGGAGCTGCAGTTATAAATGCTCAAGCTGAGGCTATAGCTACATACGTATACGACCACGTAGGAATACTTCCTGAGACGGGAGAGATGGGAAGGTGTTATTTTAATACCTTACTTGATGATTGGAGTAGATTCGAGATAGATAATAGAACTAAGTATGATGCGAGTATATCCTCATCTTTAGCTTTACTAGCTTCTCAGAAATATATAAAACCAAAGCAAGAATTAAAAATGTCATCACCTTTAGTTAAGAAGTATAACAATAAGGGGATGTTTAGTAAAAAACTAAGATAGATATGCTTAACAAGAAACAAGAATCAAACGGCTACCCATCTCCTTTGTCTACAAACGAAGAGAAAAGTTCTAAGGCTTATGGTTTAAATTATTTCAGAACCATGTACTACGAGTGGCACAATAACAGTGACGCTTACTTTAGAGATAAAAAGCTAAGGTACTCTCGAAATAGAAGTTATGCTGAAGGTAATCAAGACGTTGGTAAGTACAAGGATTTAATGGATGCTGAGGGAGACACGTCTTACCTTAATATTGATTGGACTCCTGTATCTATAATACCTAAGTTTGTTGACGTTATCGTTAACGGGATGGTAAACCAGGAGTACGATATAAAGGCTCAATCTATTGATCCTGTTGCTGCAAACAAAAGGCTAGAAAAGAAGAAGAAGATGTATGGCGAGATGCTATCCAAAGACTTCTTAAATAACCTAGAGGATGAGACTGGTGTACCATTATCTCCTACTGGGTTTGTAGCTGAGAGTTCTGAAGAGGTTGAGATGTTTATGGCACTTAACTATAAGCAGAACGTTGAGATAGCTTTAGAGAAGGCTATTGAGTATACTTTAGATATAAATGATTACGCTGAGGTTAAGAGGTACATGATTCGTGACTTAGTTGTCTTAGGCTTATGTGCAGCTAAGACTGACCTATCTGCATCTAGTGGTGTTAAGATACGTCACGTAGACCCAGCAAACTTAATAACATCATTTTCTTCTAGTTCTGACTATAAGAATATAAGACACGCAGGAGAGGTTTACTCAATGACTATAGCTGACTTAAAGCAGCAAGCAGGAGATGAGTTTAGCGAGGAAGATTATATTAACATAGCTAACGAGTACGCTGGGAAGAATAACAACCCAATGAACTTTAACACTTCAGCTAGTTACGATAACGGGGATAATTCCTATGACTACGATAAGTTTAGTATTAATATATTAGATGCTGAGTTTATTACAAGTCACGAGTTAAAGTACGAAAAGAAAGATAACACTAAGGGTGGTTACTCTGTAAATAAGAAAGCATCCAACTATAAACAACCTAAAAACTCTAAGACAAATAGACAGGCTATTGGTTCTACTGTAAAGGTTGTATATACAGGAAAATATATAGTAGGTTCAGACTACGTATTTAACTACGGGTTAATGAAGGATATGCCTAGGAAGAAGTCAGCTCTATCTGAGACTAACTTATCTTATATTATCTACCAGCCAAACCTATACAAAATGAAGAGTCGTTCTTTAGTAGATAGAATGGTTCCTTTTGCTGATCAGATTCAACTAGCTCACCTTAAGATTCAACACGTACTTGCTAAGGCTAGACCAAAGGGTGCTGCGTTTGAGGTAGGTTCTTTAGAGAACGTATCTAAGGGTGACGGTGGTACGTTTACCCCAATGGAGTTACAAGAGATTTACGATCAGACAGGTAATATCTATTACAGACGTATAGACGATGAAGGTCAAATGACTGGTTCTATGCCAATACAAGAGTTAGAAAATGGTATAGGTAAAGACTTCGGTACTCTTATCGGTGTCTACAACCATAACATGCAGATGATTCGTGACGTTACAGGTATTAACGAAGCACGTGACGCATCTAAACCATCTAGTGAGGCTTTGGTAGGTGTTCAGAAACTTTCTCTCTTAGCGTCCAACAATGCAACTAGAGATATTAATGATGCTTACCTTAATGTTACCAATAGAGTATCTAAGAGTATTACCGTAAGGATGCAAGACTTAGTAAACTTTAAAGGTCTTCACAGTATGTACGCTAATGTTATTGGTGAGACAGCTATGGAGTCTATAGATATGATGAAGAAGCTATCCATCCATGAGTTCGGTATTACCTTAGAGGTTGCACCTAACGAGGAGGAGAAGCAGATGATGGAACAAAACATTCAGGTATCTTTAGCTCAGAAAGAGTTAAGGCTAGAGGATGCTATCATGATTCGTACAGTTAGGAATGTGAAGATGGCTAATCAGATGTTAATCCTAAGAAGGAAAAAGTATCAGTCTGAACAACAAGACCAAGCAAAACAAGCTTCAGAGCAGAACGCTCAACTACAACAACAGACGGCACAGCAGGCAGCAGAACTTAAGCAACAAAGCCTACAGGCAGAAATGCAAATAGAGGGAGCTAGAGTACAAGCTAAGAGTCAGGCAGATATGCAACTGAAGCAATTAGACTACCAACTTAAAGAACAGTTCGAGCAGGCTCAACATCAGAGAAGGTTAAGAGAGATTGAACTTGGTAACTTAGGTAAGGAGGGTGCAGCTTCATTGCAAGGTGGAGTTCGTAAAGAGGTTCAGCAGCAGTCTGCTATAAACCAATCTCAGATGATAGAACAGAGAGATGGTAAGAGAGGACCTCTGGGTGAGGAGACAAAAGAAATCCCTCAATAAATTGCCCTTTTAATAAAAAAGGTTATATTTGCGAAATACGAATAAGTAAATTTAAGCAAAGATGGATATAAGAGACGAGTTAGTAAAACAGTTTGGAGGTGAAGTAATTCAACAACAAACACAAGGAAATATCGTTGACTTAACTGGTGATGAAAACCAAGCAGTTGAGTTAGAGCAACCTATAAACGAGGAGCGATCTGACATTATAGACTTGACAGGAGAAAGTTCTTTTAATAATGAGGAGACCAGTGTTGATGAAAATCAAGGTGGTCAACAAGAAGAGTACGAGGGAATCAGTGACGAACAAATCTTTCAACACCTTAGCGATAAGCTTGGGCGAGAGTTTACGTCTTATGATGATTTTGACACTACCAGTGAGACAACAGAAAATAATGACTTTGCAAGCGAGCAGCTACAGGTTATTAATGACTACGTTAGAGACACAGGTAGAAGTGTTCAAGATTACCTAAACACTCAAACTGTTGATTTAACTGACGTGTCTGATGGAGCAGTAATGAAGGAGTATCTACGAGTAGAGAATCCAAGCCTAACTGAAGCTGAGTTAAGTGACTACATTGCAGCAACATACAAAACAGACTCTGAGGAGTACACTACGAGGGACACCAACGCAGGGAAGGTTCAACTTACGAAGGACGCTAGAACTGCTAGAGATTACTTCAATCAGATTAAAGAGGATTACGCTATGCCAACTGAGGCAGGTAGTGACCCTGGAGTGTCTGAGGAAGAGAGAGGGGAATGGTTGAATGAAATGGAGGGAGAGGTTAATGACCTTGATGGTTTATCTTTCTCTATGAATGACCAAGGCGAAGAGTTTACTTACAATCTAGATGACGATGCTCGTCAGGAGATTAAGGGGTATAATTCTGACCTAGAGAACTTTTTCGATAAGTATGTAAGCGAAGGTGGAGACTGGAACTTTGACGCTCTGAATACAGATATGTACATCCTAAACAACATTGATAAGATTGTTAGGGGTGTCGCTAATCAGTACAGAAGCAAGGGG